GACAGATTTTCTGAACTTTGTATTGATAAAAGCCTAACTTTTACCAGCCGTGCCACCTCCCCTTTTTCGAGGGGAGGCAAGGGTGTTGGCGATTTTCGAGGGATAGTGCATTTTTTTAAAAAGGTTATTGTCGTGCAGTTGTAATGATGTACTCACGAAATTATTAATGCTTTGTCGGTACGGAAAGTGTTTTAGGCGGTGTTGGTGATATGTTTAACAGTGCGAATTTAATAATAATCGGCTTTTCAACAGAGTGAAATCCGACAGGGTGTTCCTGTCGGATTTGTTTTTATATGCCTTCAAAATCCCATTCGGGAGTATACTCGAAGGTCGCACTTTCTTTATCCTGCGTGTAGCCGTCAAAGCCAAGCTGAGCGGCGTAATCGGTAACCGAGTTATATTCAAAAGTGGTAAGTCTTCTTGAAAGATTTTTTATTTCAAGGGCTTTTCCGCAAGGTGTGTACTGGCGCATAAGGCTTATCCTTATATCGCTTACAGGAACGGTGGCTTTAATCATATCAAGTACCTTCATACTGTCGTGACGGCAACCGGGAAGTACGAGGTGGCGGACAAGAACGCCCTTTTTCATCATACCGTTTTCATCAAACTGTACCTTTCCTGTCTGCCTGTACATTTCCGCAATTGCCTTTACCGCAACGGAAGGGTAGTCGGGTGCGGAGGAATATTCACGGGAAAGGTCGGGAGAAGCATACTTGAAATCGGGCAGGTAAATGTCAATCAGCCCGTCAAGCATTTTCAGCGTTTCGACCTTTTCGTATCCGCCACAGTTATAAACTACCGGTATATGAAGCTGTGACTTTATGCTTTTCAGTACATCGGCTATAATATCGGCATAATGAGTGGGCGTTACAAGGTCGATATTATGCGCACCTTTTTCCTGAAGCTCAAGCATTATTTCACCGAGCCTTTCCGGTGTTATTTCCTTGCCGCAGCCGTCACGGCTTATGGGCATATTCTGGCAGAATATGCATTTCAGCGAACAGCCGGAAAAGAATATAGTTCCTGCGCCCCTGCCGTCCGTTCCGGAAATGCACGGCTCTTCGCCGAAGTGGAGTGACGCTTTGGCTGTTTTAAGTCCTTTTACGGAGCAGGCGCCTGTTGTTTTACTGCGGTCTATACGGCAGTTGCGTGGGCAAAGTGTACATAGTGGCATATTGTTCTCCTTAAAAAACCCGCTCCTGTTACGGAGCGGTCAATTATCTGCATATTATTCCGATGTTGTGGTACCGGAGGATGCTGCGGAGGAGGTTTCATTATCGGCTTTACTGTCAGCAGAAGAAGCGGAAGCATCAGACGATGTTTTTTCTTCCTTGGTGATGTTCAGCTTTTCGTAATCATATTCGTAATTTACGGCACTGCGCCATTCCTCAAGTATAGCGTTGGTCTTTTCGCTCTGACGTGAGGTTAAAAGCTCTTTCTTTACAGTCTTCCTGTAATCGCTTAAGTCGCTGTCGGTAACCTTTGCATCGCTTACATACTTTACGATATAATATCCGCTGTCGGTGGGGATAAGTCCGCTTATATCGCCCGGCTTTTCAAGGGCGAAAACTGCATCGTAAAGCGCATCGGAAATAAGTCCCTTTGAGTTCAGCACGAGTATCTGTTCGCCTTTGGTAGATTCGGAATATGCACTGCTGTATTCCTTTACCACTGCGTCAAAGTCTGCGCCCTCTGCTGTAGCCTTTTTAAGTGCGGCATCAGCCTTTTCCTTTATCTCAGCTAACTTTTCGTCACGCTTCTTGTCAATCTCTGCGTCATCTGCGCCGCTCTCGTTTCTTGCGGCATTTATCTCGGCATAATCGGATGATGCAATGCCTACGGCTATATATTTGATATAACGTGCGTCTTTGGGTATCCATACCTTTTTGTACTCGGAGTCGGCGGCATAGCTTGAAGCGCTCTTTTCGTACGCCTGCTTAGCCTCTGCCGTGAGCTTTGTGATATAATCATCGACCTCAGAGTCGGATACGGTAATATCTTTAAGAAGGTAGTCGTTGACTTTTTTCTGTATTGCCGTGTTGGTCTGCCACATCAGGAATGTATCCTCGGTAAGACCGAAGCCTGCGATATATTCATTGAAAAGTTCTTTTTCCTTTTCGAGAATCTTTTCATCGTTGGCACTGTCATCTGTGCCGGAGGTATCATCGGCGCTTATGCCGAGTGCGGTCTGCGCCTTTTTCTCAAATGAGGCGTACCAGTCGCTGAGATTCTTTGTATAGGCCTTTTCGACCTCAGCCATTTCTTCTTCGGTAAGCTGATCGAGTCCCAGCTCCTTGGCTTTTCTGAGTATCAGCTTTTCGTTGGTCAGCATATCTATTATATTCTTTCTGTACGCCTGAGCATAGGAGGCATAAGCGGAATTTGTTTCGTCAAGTCCGTAATTTGCTATGGTGAAGGAATACTCGGGATAGAAATCCTTGAATTTGACCTGATAATATTCCTTTTCTTCATCCGAAAGTGAGTCTGAGGTGGCCCATGCCACTATGTCGTCGTCTTTTGCCGTCCAGATGTTTTCAACGCTTGTTGTGCCGCTGTCAGTACCTGATGTAAGAATGCTGTCGCTGCAGCCGGAGAACATCATTGTACAGGCGAGTATTGCGGCTGTCGCCGCTGTTCTTTTCTTCATTTTTATTAGATCCTTCCTTAAAATGTGCAGTAGGATATTTGTGTAAATTGCATAACGTACTGCTGTGACTATATAAGTATATCACAAATTTTCAAAAAATCAAAACAAATTTTCGAAAAAGAGGGTGAATTTTTTGTGAAAATGTGTTATAATTATATCCGATATAATGAGATAGCTGTAAAATCGTATTTTATTGCTGTCTTTTCTGATTTTTCCGGAGGTAGATTTAAGTTGAAAAAGCTATCAAGATATATAAAAATACTGGCGCTTGCCTTGTCGGCGGTACTGACGCTATGCGCCTGCTCGGGCGACGGTGCAAGCTCGGGTGAAAGCTCATCGGCACCTGACTATTCGCTTGATACATCCGCCAAGGTCGGATATGTATACAATGAAGAAATTTCAAGGGACAACATGACATTTATGTTTGAGAAAAGCCGTAAGGATATTGAAACGGCGCTCGGTCTTGAAACCTGTTATGTTGACGGCGTTGCGGTGTCGCAGTTTGAAAATGCCGTAAAAGCGCTCAAAAACGAGGGCTGCAGTATCATAGTATCGGCATCGCACGTTTTTGCAAACTCGGCGCTCAGCTATGCGAAAAAGGATAAGGACGTATACATACTGAGCTACGGCGGCACGGCATCGCTCACGAACCTTACAACGTTCCGACCGAAGCTGTATCAACCTGCATTCATCTGCGGAACGGTAGCGGCGTGGAATTCTTCATCTCACAAGATAGGAATAGTCGCAGACGATCTTATGTACTGCTCGAACGGCGTTATAAACGCATTTATCCTCGGCATACAGCAGATATACAAGGAACGTGAAACGGATGTCGAAATAATCTATGCGGAAACCAAAGCACAGACGGAAACTGCGGTAAATACGCTTGAGGGCAAGGGCTGTGATGTTATATTCTCGTATCAGTCGAATGATTACTGTATGTACTACTGCGATTCGATCGGAATGAGGTCGATAGGCTTTACAAACGATATGGCTTATTCGGCTCCGAAATACGGGCTTGTAGGGTATTATCTCAACTGGGCTACGTTTATCACGGACACGGTGAGAACCTGCATAAACGATAACTTTATGGCGGAGGTTTATGTCGGAGGCTTCAGTGAAGCGTTTGTGAAGCTGACACCTTATTCTGCCGCCTGCAAGAAGGAAACGCTCACTATAGCGGATACTCTTTATGACTATGTAAAGAAAGGCAAGGCGAAGATATTCGAGGGTGAAATCCGTGACAAGGACGGCCTTGCAAGAGTGGGTGCGGGAGCAACGCTTGACGATATGCAGGTGCTGGCGATGGATTATCTTGTTTACGGGGTAACGTATATTGATAATATTATCGATCCTGTGCCGAATCCCACAACATCAGACCTTATAGTGAAGAAGGAATATGTTTCGTAAGACGGACGGTGCTGTGACAGAAAGCCGATAAGGGCTGAGGCGGTGCGGATGCCGGGAGATTCTGATAAATTACGCCGATGAGAAAATCATCGGCGTTTTTGTTTGTGGGGGTTTAATAGGGCGGCAGATATGTTTTTAGGAGCGAAAAGCTCCCTTATGCGTTTTTTCGCATAAGGGAGCTTTTTTGTTATGCTTATTCGCCGTTGTAAAGCTCGTAGTAGGTCAGGGCATCTTTCATAAAATGCTCGGTCACGTTGAAGTAATCGGCTAATTGCCAAAGCTCTGTAAGGCCGCTTCTGATCGCTTTGATAAGCGTTCTTCTGGTGAACGTGTGGGTCACAGCCCACGCTGTAGCACGGCGTTCACATCTGCCGCGGGGGATGACGGGACAGCTTGCGTCATAGAAGGCGCCGGTCATGCAGTGCCCGAGCTCGTGAACGGTTTTTTCTTTTCGGTCGGCTATACTTTTCACTTTATGAGGGTCTATGGCGATAATGCACATACCGTCGGTGCATTGGCTCATAGCGCCCTGTTTGCCCTTCATACGCATATCTACAATAAGTATATCGTTATCCTGTGCGGTTTTTATAAGCTGTTCCAATTATCATTGCCCTCCCTTCAGAGCATTGCATCGGTTTACTTCTTTCCGTCCTTTTCTTTGCTGCGGCGAAGCTCAAGCTGGAGCATAGCAAGACGTTTTACATCGTCGAGTACATCGTCGTCTATTTCGGTTTCACCGAAAAGTGCGAATTTAAGGCGGGGGTCGGATACCCTTGCGGTATCGCCGCTCATAAGAAGTGTGTCTGTGTCTGTGCCGAAATATTCGGCTATTTTCAATAACGTGGCGAACGGCGGCTCACGCTTTCCTGTTTCGTAAAGGCTGTATGCCTGCTTGGTTACGCCGAGATATTCGGCTACCTGCGCCTGCGACGCACCTTTTGCTTTACGAAGCTGTTTTATCCTTTCGGAAAATGCGCCTGAAACTGTGCCGGAGTTTGTGCTCATTTAAGGTTCATCCTTTCATATTGACGTTCTGTTGTCTGAGATAATTATAACAACATTGTGTTGAATTGTCAATAAAGGAAACAAAGTGTTGTCAAAGATTGTTACAGTTTGACGAAAATGATGAATTTATGCTACAAACAGTTGACAAATGCCCTTGCGTGTGCTATCATTATGACAACGGAAAGTTGCAACAGCTTTCACGGTTATCATTTTTGATTCGCTTGATAATTCCTTTAAAGGCTATTATAGCGTATTTTGTGTACTAAAAAACGTACACGATTTCGAAAATGAAGAAAAAATCAGAAAAACGGAGGGGATATATGTACAGATGCTTAATATGCGGAGGAACGTATGACAGCAATGAGTTGACACGGACGCTTCAGTACCGTGGAGAATATCAGGGAACGGCTGCATATGAAACCGAGCGGAGCTGTCCTGCCTGCGGGTACGATGTGGAGTATTGCGGAGAGTGGAGCGACGACGTGTACGATTATGACGAATTGTTATAATCAAGGCGAAAACGGTCAGGAAAGGGGAGATATATACGGAAAGAAGAAGGGGCATAGAGATCACGCAGGAAATTCTTGATAAAATCAGCCACTGTATCGAGCTTGGGTACAGCGATGTGCAGACAGCGGAATTGCTCGGGATACATCGCACAACGCTGAGAAACTGGAAGCTGACGCACGATGAAATAAGGAGATTATATCAAAGTGACGGACAAGACGGTGACGAGGAGAGAAAAAAGCAGGTCGAGGAGGCATTGCTGAAGCGTGCAATAGGATACACGCAGACGGAAATCACAAGGCAGGTCGGAAAGGACGGTAAGCTGGGTGTTGTCAAAACGGTTGAAAAGCAGGTGATGCCAAGCACAACGGCGCAGATCTTCTGGCTGAAGAACAGATGCGGTTACGAGTGGGACGGCGGCGTGGTTGACGATGAGGAAAACGAAGGAGGAGTTGTGGTGATACCCGAGGCGAGAACGGAGAATGATGGTGAGTTTTGATGAGGGGGGATGGGGTTTTGAGAGGGTTGTGGGGATGGAGAGGGTCGATGCGGCAATCCCTCCGGTAGTCGCCCGAATTTTTTCGGGCGACAGCACCTCACCTTTGACAGGGAGGCAAGGATGTTGGTGTGAGGCGAAGAATGGTGCGGATGCGAAAGCGTATAAGCACACATAGACGCTCGCCCTACGAAAAGTGGGTGGGATAGTGCGGATGCGAAACAGGCAGAGCGTTCATTGAAAGGCAAGGGTGGTGGCGAGGGGCAAAGGGTTGGCGAGTATTTTGTGAGGGTTGTGGGGATGGTGGGAAGTTGGAATGGTGGGCAGGTGGGGATGGCGATAGATTTACAGAAAAACGGGAGGTGTTGCTGAGATGAAAGATAATGATGTAAAAGGCGGAAGGAGGGTGGTATGGTCGCCGCAGGAAAGGCAGGCGGAGTTTATGCAAAGGGGAGAGTATGAGGCTTTGTACGGGGGTGCCGCCGGCGGAGGTAAGTCTGACGCACTTTTAGCGGAGGCACTCAGGCAGGCGGATAAGGCTTGCTACAGGGGGATAATTTTCAGGAAAACGTATCCGCAGCTGACGGAGCTTGAGGACAGGTCGCAGACGCTTTATAAAGGTGCATATCCTGCGGCAAGGTACAACAAGACCAAGCACTGCTGGAGTTTTCCGTCCGGGGCTAAAATCTATTTCGGGGCGATGCAGCATAAGAAAGACAGGCTTAACTATCAGGGCAAGCATTATGACTTTGTGGGGTTCGATGAACTGACGCAGTTTTCCTTTGATGAATACAGTTATATGTTTTCGAGAAACAGACCGGGCGGAAAAGGCACGAGGGTGTATATCAGAGCCACGGCGAATCCGGGCGGTCCGGGTCATTCGTGGGTAAAGCAAAGGTTTATAACGGCTGGCGAGCCGATGAAACCGATAATAGAAGAACATAAGGTGAAAAAGCCCGACGGGGCGGAGATAATCATAAGAAAATCGAGAGTGTTCATCCCGGCGAGCGTATTTGACAATAAGGAGCTGTTGCGAAACGATCCGGAATATCTTGCGAGCCTGTCTATGCTTCCGACCGCCGAGAGAAAGGCGCTTCTGTACGGGGATTGGAACAGCTTTACTGGGCAGGTTTTCACCGAATGGAGAGATGACCCGGAGCATTATTGCGACAGAAGATGGACGCACGTCATAGCGCCGTTTGAGATACCTCGCCACTGGGAGATAGTGAGGGGATTTGATTTCGGGTATACAAGGCCGTTTTCGGTAGGGTGGTATGCGGTGGATACTAAAGGGTGCATCTACAGGATAAGAGAATACTACGGTTGTACGGATAAGGCGAATGAGGGCATAAGGCTTGAGCCGTCGGCAATTGCAGAGAATATCAGAAAAATAGAGCGTGACGATCCGAATATAAGAGGGAGAAATGTGTACGGGGTCGCAGACCCTTCAATATTCGATAAAAGCCGTGGGGAAAGCGTCGCAGACCTTATGGCACGGCCGCCTTACTTTATAATATGGTCGCCGGGGGACAACGCAAGAATATCGGGTAAGATGCAGTACCACAACAGGCTGGCATTCAACAGTGACGGGGAGGCTATGTTCTATTGCTTCAACACCTGCAGAGAGTTTATCAGAACTATTCCTGCGCTTATGTATGACGAAAAGAACGTGGAGGATATTGACACAACGATGGAGGATCACATATATGACGAATGCAGGTATGTCCTTATGGAGCATCCTATCGCCGCACCGGTAAAGCGTGGGGAGATTCAGGCAGGTGACGATCCTCTCGAACAGAGAAAGCCCGAAAGAGCGGAATCGTTCTATATGATGTGATTATGAAAGGAGAAATATGAAGAAAATCGGTAAGGAGCAGGTGCGTAAGGCAAGGCAGACACTTGCAAAGTATAAGGAGGGAAAGGCGGTACTCGACAAGAGGATCGTGTCAAACGAGCAGTGGTGGAAATTAAGGCACTGGGGCGAAATAGGCTGTGACAAGGACGATACAAGGCCTATGCCGGCATCGGCGTGGCTGTTCAACTCGTTGGCAAATAAGCACGCAGACGCTATGGACAATATACCTGAGCCTGCGGTGCTTCCGAGAGAAAAAAGCGACGAGGAGGTCGCAAAACAGTTATCGCTGATACTTCCTGCGATACTTGAACGCTGTGGCTACGAAAAGCTGTACAGCGACGGCTGGTGGTACAAACTCAAGAACGGCAGTATGTGTACGGCTGTTGTATGGGACCCTGACGCTGACGGCGGTATGGGGGATATAGCGATAAGAAACGCAGATATTCTGAATCTGTTCTGGGAGCCGGGCATAAAGGATATTGAGGAGAGCGCAAACCTTTTCTATGTGACGCTTGTTGACCGTGAACGGCTGAATCTGATGTACCCGGAGCTTTGCGAAGATGATACCGAAAGCGTTGCGGGCGGTACTGAAAACGTGGAAAAGTACAAAACGGAGGATAAGACGGACGACAGTGCGAAGGTCGAAGTCATCGACTGGTACTACAAGAAAACGATAAACGGCAGAAAACAGCTCTGCTACTGTAAATTCTGCGGCGACAGGGTGATATATTCGAGCGAGGACGATGAAAGCTGTGCCGACGGATTCTATAAACACAGCCGTTATCCCTTTGTTATGGATACGCTGTTTGTGCAGGAGGGAACTCCGTGCGGATTCGGCTACATAGATGTTATGCGTGACGCACAGATGTATATAGATAAGCTGTCGCAGGTCGTTCTTGAGCATACGGTGATGATGAGCAGAAAGAGATATTTTATCCGACAGAACAGTGCGGTGAACGAAGCCGAATTTGCCGACTTAAAAAACAGGTTCGTTCACGTTGCGGGAAATCTCAGTGAAGAGGATATAAGGGAAATTAAGGCAGAGCCGCTGGACAGCTCGGTGATGAATGCACTGAGTTTTAAAATAGATGAACTGAAGGAAACGAGCGGAAACAGGGATTTTTCTCAGGGGTCGGTTTCAAACGGCGTTACGGCGGCAAGCGCCATTGCGGCTTTACAGGAGGCAGGAAGCAAGCTGTCGAGGGATATGATAAAGGGAACGTATTTTGCGTTCCAGCAGGTGTGCTATCTGATAATAGAGTTGATAAGGCAGTTTTATGATACGCCGAGGAGCTTCAGGATAACCGGGGGATATGACGCTTTTGACAACTCTGCCATAAAGGAGCAGAGCAGGGAACTTTTCGGGGTGCAGCTTGGGACAAAGAAGCCTGTCTTTGATATAGTATGTACGGCATCAAAGAAATCGCCGTTTTCCAAAGCATCGCAGAATGAACTTGCAAAGCAGCTTTTTCAGCTTGGATTTTTCAATCCGGAAACGGCGGTGCAGGCATTGGGCTGTCTTGCGATGATGGACTTTGAGGGAAAAGAAGAAATTGAGCGTGTGATAAGGGATAACGCAGGAATGAACGAGGTGAAGATATGACAAGAGTAAGAATAGACAAGTCGGGTCTTGGCAGGGATATTTATATCACGGGACACTGTGCGAACGAAAACAGCGGGTCGGCAGAGGCTACGCTTGTATGTGCGGCAATGACAACGCTTGCACAGACGATAGCGCAGAATGTTTTTGACAGCGAGGACACGGGGGATACCGATATTATTGATGTTACGCTGAGAAGCGGTCAGGCGGTCATAAGCTATGTGACGGATGACGACGGGCTGAACACGGCGGTTGACGGGATATGCAAGGGGTTTGATATGCTGGAGGAAAATTATCCGGAATATGTATCCTGCTACAGAAGTGAGAGGTAAATATGGAAGTAACAGAGAATGTGCAGGCGACAGATAACGGTAAAGAAAACGCTGAAACAAGTGAAGAAGTAAAGGTACAAAAGAGTGAAGAAAGCCTGAGCGAAAACAATAAACCGGATAAAGCCGAGGGAGAGCGAAACGAGGATAAGGCGGAGCTTTTCAGGCAGGCGGTGCTTAAGTCAAAGCGTGAGAGGGCGGCAAGGGCAGAACGGATATTGAGCCTTGTGGCGCAGTTTTGCGGAGCGGATAAATGCGACTATGACGGAATAGAAAATGCGGTATCCGAGAGGAACTTCGAGCGGTGCAGAAGAAACGATATGGAGTACAGGCTGGAGCGGTGGCAAAAGGAAAGCGAGGAGGTAAAGCAGACATATCCTCAGTTTGACCTTGCAAAAGAAATGAGTGACAGAAGATTCTTTTCGCTGTGCTATAAGGGCGTGGGGCTTGAGGAGGCTTATCTTATCGTGCATAAGGACGAGCTTTTTACCGCCGCAATGGAATATGCGGCATCTGAACTTATGAGAAGCGGTGCGTTCTGTAAAAGCGGCAGAATGAAGGAAGGTGCGCTGTCACCTGCGGGAGAGTTTACGAAAAGCGAGAAAAGCCTGTCTAAAAATGAGCGGAAGGAGCTTATCAGACGGACGGAGAGAGGGGAAAGAGTGGTGCTTTGATCGTTTATGAATGAGAAGGAAGGTGGTGAGATATTAATATTGCAACGGGAGGGCAGGCGGGAATTTAAAAAAGCCGCAGCCGCACGGGGAAAAGTTTTGCGGCAGAAACGATAAGAAAAAACGATAAGAAAATAGAAAGATGACGGTATCAGCCGTCGGGAAAGGAAATCTATATGAAGATGAGAGAAGTTAAATTAAATCTGTTCGATGTGCAGACAACAGGACAGGCAAGTCTGTCCGCCGAGATGAAAACGTTCTATGAGAACACGCTGATAGATATGGCGGAGCCTAAGCTGGTGCATGACCGCTTTGCAGACAAATATCCGATACCCAAGAATAACGGCAAGACGATAGAACTGAGAAAGTACAGCTCGCTTGCAAAGGCGACAACGCCGCTTGTTGAGGGCGTTACACCTGCGGGAAATATGCTGTCGGTAACAGCTAAGACGGCAACGGTGAATCAGTACGGCGACTATATCAAGCTGTCTGATATGCTGGAACTTACCGCAATCGACAACAATGTAGTGCAGTCAACGAAGCTGCTCGGCAGTCAGTCGGGAAGAACGCTTGACACGATAACAAGAGAGATAGTTAACGCAGGAACGAATGTTATATATGCCTGCGGTAAGGACGGGGGCGAGGTACTGTCAAGAGATGAACTGAGCAAGGACTGCGTTTTATCGGTGGATACGGTATTCCGTGCCGCCGCACAGCTTGAGAGCATGAATGCAGACGGAATAGACGGGGAGAGCTATGTTGCGATAATACACCCTTATGCCGCCTATGACCTTATGAGAAGTGCGGAGTGGGTCGATGTGCATAAGTATGCCGATCCCGAAAGCATATTCAAGGGGGAGATAGGCTCGCTCGGCAATGTGAGATTTGTAAAAAGCACGGAGGCGAAGATATTTGCCGATGAAAGCTGTCCGCAGTTCTATCAGCTGACCTCCGACGCAAATTTCCTTGAGGGAAAGGACTATTATACGAAGTCGGGCGACAGCTATCAGAAGGCAAGTGTTACGGCAGGCGGACAGGTCACAGCCTCGACGTATTATGAGAAGAAGGCGCTTGCAGTGTTCTCTACTCTGGTTATAGGAGCGCACGCCTATGCGGTGACGGACGTTGCCGGCGGCGGTCTTCAGCACATAGTAAAGCAGCTCGGCTACGGCGACGATCCTCTGAACCAGAGAGCGAGCGTGGGCTGGAAGGCGGTACGCACAGCCGAGATACTTACGGACGAGTATATGGTGAGAATAGAGAGCTGTTCTCCTGTTTATTCGGAAAAGACGAGCGCAAATTAAAGCCGGTAAAGGAAAACCGGAATAAGCGGCACAGGGTCACTGCAGGGTATGGTGACAGCAACGGCAGTGCGGGAGGGTAAGGGGAATAATATTGCGAAGGAGAAATATATGAAAGAAAATTTAACTGAGCTTGTGGCGGTAAGGCTGTTCAAGGACAATGACAAGTACAACTCGGATGTGTTTGTATCGGTGAACTGCAACAATTATCTTATACGCAGAGGTGAAACGGTGATGGTGCCGTTGTTCATAAAAAAGGAACTGGACAGAGCTGAGCTTCAGAGAAAGAGAGCGGAATACTACCGTGATGAAGGCTGGAAGCAGTCGCTGATAGTGCAGGAGGGCAAGTGATGACGGTAAAGGAAGTCATTGAAACGGTTGACGCACTGCGACCGAACGAGATTGCCGCAGAGGACAAGAGAAAGTGGCTTTATGAGCTTGAAAGCAGAATATATGGGGATCTGTATGTTACGCACGAGCATGAGGGAATTGGGTTTACCGATACGGAAAAGATCACGAGCGACGGTACAACGGAGCTTTTCATAAAGGCTCCGCACGATGAGATATACGTTCTTTATCTTTGCTCGCTTATAGATTTTTACCATGCGGAGTATGAGAGATACGCAAATGACAACGCTCTGTTTGACGCTCTGTATGAAAGCTGCTGCCGTTTCTGGAACAGCAGGCATATTTCGTGCGTGAGAACCGAAATCACGGGATAGGAGGAAGAACTTGGCGGTAAGAGAAATAACGGGTGGTACGGAAAGTGCTGTAAAGTTCGGCGGTATCGATCGCTCGAACGGTACGCCGCTTGGATACTGGCAGGAGCTGTACGGTATGGATTTTACCGCTTTTCCTGCGCTTAAAACGGTAAAGCCGTTTTCGTACAAGGCATTGGCTGACGGTATAACGGGGTATACCATAAAAAACGGAGAGATAGTATACACAAAGGCGGACGGTATATATATTTCGGGAGTGAAAACGGCGGTAAATCTCAGCGCAGGGGAAAAACAGCTTGTGTCACTGGGAGCATACATACTGATAATGCCGGACGAGGTGCTTGTAAATACCGCAGACACGCCTGCAAGCGTGCAGTATACGGCGAAGCCCTCGCTTTCAGGCACACTGTTCGAATATAACCAGAACCAGACACGGCCTACGGTTTCTATATACAAGCTGTTGTATCTTGATGTGCCTGAGGAAAACGTAGCGCTGTCAAGCTACAGCGTTGGCGATATGGTCAGGATAGATTATGAATACGGCGGAAAGAAACAGTACCTGTCTGTAGTGATAAGCTCGGTGGGAAAGGAAAGCTACAGTATGGACGGGTGTGTGTCGGTCAACTTCGACACGAGTGCATACAGCGATACCTACTATTTTTATACGGAAAAGCGGAAGATGGACAAATTCATAGTGCCTAATATAAAGAATGCGGTCTTAAGCTGTCCGATACCGAAGATGGATTTTATAACAGAGCATAACAACAGGCTGTGGGGGTGTTCGTCGGCAAATCGTGAAATATACTGTTCAAAGCTCGGAAGTGCTACGGAGTGGGGAAGCTATGACGGCATCTCAACTGACGCATGGGCGGCAACGGTAGGCTCTGACGGGGATTTCACCGGAGTTTGCGTGTACGGGGGAGGCGTACTGTTCTTTAAAGAAAATGTCGTTCATATTGTCTACGGCACAAGAGCGTCAAACTTTACGCTAAGCACCGTAAAGCTGAGAGGCGTTCAGAAGGGCAGTGACGGCTCGCTGTGCATATCGGACGGACTGCTTTATTATAAGGCGCCTGAGGGGATATTCAGCTTTAACGGCTCTGCATCGGTGAGGATCGACGCAAAGCTGGGTGATGATATTACCGATACGGCGGTGATGACGGCAAACGGAAGATATGTTGTTATGTGTGCGGCTGACAAAACGGTGTATTATTATGACAAGCGCTACTCGGCGTGGTACACGAGGCGGCTTTCGGATGTAATCTCGGCGCACGAGATAAACGGCAGGCTGTATGCCGTTACCCGTGACAGCAATAAAAAGATGAGGCTTGTAACGCTTGTCGGAAACGACAGCGGTTATACGGACAGTGACAGGAGCGAATTCTCTGCGGTCAGCGGCGAGCTTGGCAGGGGAAGCATATTCAGAATATATAAAAAGCTGAGAATGTCGCTGTATCACAAAAAGCAGGACAACGAAACGCTTGAGCTGTCGGCATATATAAGCACTGACGGCGGAGAATGGAGGAAGGTATATGAGCTTTGCAGTGAAAAGGGGAATGGCGAAGAAATAGCTGTCGCTCCTGTAATACCGCTCAGAAGCAGAAAGATAAAAATAAAGATATGCGGCGAAGTAAGCGGTGACGCTTATGCAACGCTGTACGGCGTATATCTTGACAGTGAAAAGGGAAGTGAGATAAGTGGATAATCTGAATATGAGCTTTGCTCCCGATAAATCGGCGGAGGACAAAGGGCGGATAAATGCGGTAGAGGATTATCTGTCACTCCTTACCGAAAGGATAAAATTCTGTTTTAACGGCATAGATGAGAATATTGCACAGAAGTCGGACGGCAAAGAGGAAAAACAGCTTATTTACAGTACGATTGCAGGCGAAGTGGGACAACTCACCGCTACCGGCATCGGCTGTGAGATATTCAACGACTATGAAAATAATATTGCAAGCTCGCTTTACGCACACGCTGAAGGAAACGGCACGAAGGCAACAGCACCAAGCACACACGCCGAAGGAAACAGCACCACAGCAAGCACCCCATACGCACACGCAGAAGGCTATAGCACTGAAGCAAGCGGAGAAGGCTCACACGCTGAAGGCGAGAAAACCACAGCAAGCGGTTATTGCAGCCATGCGGAAGGATACAATGCTACTGCAAGCGGCGGATACAGCCACGCAGAAGGGTACAATGCCGTTGCAAGCGGTTGGTACAGCCACGCAGGCGGCATTAACAGCGAAGCGAAAGCGGAAGCATCCTTCGCTCACGGCGAGTATGCGGTATCCAATTATCGAGGCGGTGCGGCTTTCGGCATAATGAACAAGACTAAGGACGCACTTTTTGTTGTCGGAAACGGTTCACCGAGAGGAAGTTACGAAAGCGATGCGCTGGTGCTTGACGATGGCGGAAATCTGTGGGTGGCAGGTAGTATAAAGTGCGGCGGTGACAGCGGAGGTTATACCTTGTCGCCTGCGACAGCCGACACGCTCGGCGGCGTGATGATAGGCGATAATATATCGGTAACGGCTGACGGTACAATATCGGTGGATCTGTCGGGTTACTTGAAAGCGGACGAAATATCGGAATGGGCGAAGGCTGAAAATAAGCCTGCTTATACGGCAAGCGAGATAGGGCTTGGCAATGTGGATAACACAGCAGATGCCGACAAGCCGATATCTACAGCGACACAGACAGCACTTGACGGTAAGGCAGATACAGGACACACGCACACGGTATCCGACATCACAGATATGCCTGCATACTTGACACAAGAAACCGATCCGACAGTGCCTGCGTGGGCAAAGTCAAAAAATAAGCCTACATACACAGCCGATGAAGTCGGGGCGGCGAAAAAGAAACACACACATAACGTGTCGGATATCACAGATATGCCAGCATGGGCGAAAGCCGAGAATAAGCCGGTATATACGGCGAGCGAGGTCGGAGCGGCGACAGGGGCAGATATTACTGCGGCGGTGAATGCTGTCGAGATCGGCGGCAGAAATCTGCTGTATGACAGCACCGGAAATCTTAAAAAAGGCTGGAGCGGTAACACTATAATAACGGTTGATGGCGGAATATCAGGAAATAGCCTTGCAATATCCAGAACCGGCTATTCCGGCAATGCACGATATTTTGGCACGAGCAAGAGGCACTTTCTGACGGATTTCGAGGATGGCACAAGCTACACTCTGTCGGCGTGGATAAAGGTCAGAAGCGATGTCGAGCTTGACGCAAGCGGCTATGTAATGGCAAGATTCCGTTCCGCTGATAATACGAAGCTGCATATTTTACCGCTTACCGTCAACAGCAAAACCAAAAAGGACGAGTGGCTCTACTGCGAAAAGACTTGGACGATAGACGACAGCGACATAGCGAAGCTCGAATGCGTGGCGCTTGCACTTGATAAAAACGGTATGATCGAGGCGTGCAACATCAAGCTCGAAAAAGGCACTAAGGCTACAGACTGGTCGCCTGCGGTCGAAGAGGATACGGAGCGTATCGCAAGCCTTGAAGCAAGAGTGGCGGCACTCGAAGCGGCGGCAGTATCGGGAGGTGAGGTATAATGTTGGATTTTGGCAGATGGATAGTCGAGGTTGCTGTGAACGGCGTTAAAAGCGGCAGTTTTGACAGGGCTTGGGCGGCTATGCAGCTTGGCAATCATTACAGCCGTGACAGGATAACGGCGGAGGATATTGCGAGGTTTGATGAGGAGATGAACGAGTTTGAGGCAGAGATGAACGAGGCGGATTGCACTGAAATTTATGAGGAGGTTATATGAGCGAAAAACAGAAAAACAAGGACAAGGACAGCGCTCCGGTATATAAGAGCGGATACGGCAACGCACTGAAAAACAATCTTGCAAAGGTTATGGAAAAGAAGAACTTCACCTATGACGCAGATAAGGACAAGCTGTTCTCGCAGTATAAGAACAGCTATGAAAAGTCGGGCAGAACAGCTATGCGTGACACGATGGGAAATGCGGCATCGCTTACGGGCGGATACGGCAACAGCTATGCGGTTACTGCAGGTCAGCAGGCGTACAACAGCTATATGTCAAAGCTCAGCGATAAGATTCCCGAACTTGAACAGAGGGCGTATGAACGTTATAAGGATGATGAGGAAAGTGCGTATAAGCGACTCAATACGCTTATAGGGCTTGAGAAGTCGGACTACGGAAGATACCGTGACAGTGTTGACGATTATAACACAAACAGGAATTTTGAATATAATAAAAGCAAGGACGCTTTGGCACAGCGTAATTTGCAGGCGCAGTTTGAACGGGATAATTACGAGAACGACAGGGATTATAACCGCAGGGTATATGAAAACAACAGGGATTATAACCGTAGGGTGAGCGAAAATGACAGGGATTATGCTCAGAAGGTGTATGACAGCGACCGCAATTATCAGATAAAACTGAACAGCTCGCTGAAAGACGCTGTGGAGAATGAGGAAACCGGCAGTACGAAATTTTCGCCGAGAGACGCTTATGATTTTATCAGCAAGTACGGGGATAAAATCTATACGGATGAAGAGTATATCGAGGCACTTTATCAGCTTTACGGTGATAAGGAGGGCTTCTTTGACTGGGTGGAGCAGATGGAGATACCCGGTGACACAAATGGCACAACGTATCTTGAGCTGTTGTATGAGATACATCCGGAGCTTAAGCCGACAACGTTTAAGAAAATGGGTATGCCTGATGACGAGCTTATAAGAAGAACCGCAACAGGCGGCGGAGCTACGCCTCCTCATTCCCAGAGCTTCTGGTGGTTGAATCAGGGGATGACAAAAAAGTAAAAAAGTCAAAGCAAAGGAGGGGAAATATGAGCAGGATACAGATAATTATAGACAGCATAGCAGGTGCTGTCGGAGCGGTGCTGGGATTTATGTACGGCGAGGTAAACGGTTTGTTCCGTGCGCTTATCGCTTTTATGATCCTGGACTATGTGAGCGGTGTGCTTGCGGCGATAGTGGAGAAGAAGCTGTCAAGTGCGGTAGGCTTCAAGGGGATAGCGAAAAAGCTGCTGATACTTGTGTTCCTGTCGGTAGGTCATATTGCAGACACATATGTGCTTGGCGGTGTGCCTGTCGCTATGACGGCGGTAATGCTTTTCTATATTGCTAACGAGGGAATCAGCATTGTCGAAAACGCATCAGCACTGGGACTGCCGGTGCCGCAGAAAATAAAGAATGTACTAAGGCAGATAAAAAGCAAAAGCGGGGAGGACGACAGTGAGAACAAAGGGCATTGATATAAGCAGGGCGCAGGAGCAGTTCGATTTTACGGCGGCTGTGTCGGCAGGCGTGAAGTTTGTAATTATCCGTGCCGGCATACGCACGGACG